AACTTCGTTAGGAACTAAGATGCCGTTTGCTGGCTTGTCATATCTCTTAGATGCTTCCTCAGATACTTCTCTCTCAAAAGCTGCTGCTTCTTGAGCAACACGATCTGTAGGATTTGCTAAAGCATTCAAAGCTCTCAAAAATGAGAATCTTTTAACTTCTTTTGGCTCTAAGCCAACTTCATTTGTTGCCATGTCAGTAGAACGAATAGGTGTATTACGAACCTCTGCCTTGTTTTTAACAAGATCGAGGATAGCTGCTTTTGCCTCTTCGGGTGTTTTATTACCCTTTATAAGTGTGTCAGCAAGCTCTTCTGCTCCATACTTTCCAAATTCACGACAAAGTGAAGTGATTGATGCTGTACGAGCATTGTTTTCATCAATAGCACGTTGTACTTCGGCTTTGATGTCGATTTCAACGGCTGGAGCCGTATCAACCGCAGTTTCTTTTGTTGATTCTTCCATAGTTTGAACCGAGGGTGATGCGGATTCAACCGCAGAACGTACCTCCTCAAGAGGGGAGTTATCTTCCATAGTAATACTATTGCCTTGTGAGGGTGTAATCAAGCTTCTTCCAAAACCAATTGTGGGGTCCGCCGGGACAGTTACAACCGATAATTCGTGGACACTCCAGCTAGAGGCTCGCATTCCATCTTCCATTTCTTCCATATCATTTATCTGATAACCAAAAGAAATTCCGCGTAAAATACCGTCTTTAACGTCTTCTAAGACTTCAGAAGCGAATTTATTGCGAGAGAAGCGAATTTTAGCAAAACCACGCTTAGTTTCTGGATCTATCTTTGCAGACTCAACAACACCTATTGGTTTGTTCATATCGTGATTAAACAAGACCGCACCGCCATCATTTAATCGAGATAAATCTGCTGCGCCTTCATCATGGCTTAACACTTCGTTACCAAAATATCGTTTTACAGGATATTCAGAACTAAATGGAAACTCAAATGTGCGTGATTTCACATTTTTGAAGTCTGTTACCTCTTTACGTTCAAATTTATCTCCTACTTCAATTGATCTAATATCTGCAATTTTTGTCAAAGTAGAAAATCTATGACCTACCTTTCTATCGGCAGCTTCACCATCTCTATACAAAGTGATTAAGGCTGCTGGATCATCTGCTGTTCCATTAATAGTAAAGGAACTGTCAGGTACATCTATTGATCCATCTCTAACGATACGATCAATTTTTCCTCTAGCTGTACCGCCGCTAGAAGACCAAGATACAAAATCCCCGACCTTCAAACCATCAGGCTCGGCTCTTTCCTCAACAACTTTAGTTTCTTCAACTGTTTTGGTTTCTTCAGTCATAGAACGCTCCCTAGCTTTTTTAATTGAATTTGACTTTGACCCAGACCAAGTCTGACCGGCATCACCGCCCCAGGCGGCCCAAGCTACCCTTCCGTTACTAGGATAGCCTTTTTCGCCTTGACGGAAACCTTTGCCTGATTTGTCTGACTCATGTCGAGCAAACCATGCATTCATTGTAATAACAGTATCAGGTGATAGCTCATTTCCGCTTAATATTTGTGTTGCTCTAGTTCTAGCAACGTCTGTGCCGCCACCTTCTCCTTCTTTTTTCCATGCTCTATACCTTTCAGCTTCTGTCCTCATGCCTTTGGTTGGCATTAGATTTATGTCAACTCCATTGACGTTTGCCATTACGAATCAGATTTTTTACGTTTTTTTGATCTGCTAGGAGTTGCTGGAGGGGCTGTAATATTTACATTGCCCTCAGAACCAATCTCAACCTCTAGATCTAGATCTTTGTCTAATACTACATCCAATGACTTAGCAACCTCTTGCTCTCTAGCTATCTCAGAAACAATATCGTCATAATCACCGCCATTTGTTTGAGCTATAACTTGTGATTTAGTCATATAACCAGCTTGTTCAGCCTCCCTATACGCCTTTATTTCCTTCAATGGATCAACGTAGTGTTGTGCTGGTGGAGTCCATCTTGGTTTGCAATATCTTTTTGAATTAGATGCATAATCAGGAAAATCAATAACTCCAGATAAAACAGCAAGATCTAACCATTCTTTAAATACTCGATAGTGAAAATTATCTATTATATATTTCTGACAAAATTTCCAATGTTCTCTGTCTTCTAACAAACTTAGCCTTGAACTGGAATAGTTAGTTTCGCTGAAATCTTTTGATATAGTTTCAAAACTACATCCAATTCCGGTTGCGAAACGCCTAATTTTGTTTTTTACAAACATCTCATATTGCTGACTTGGATAATCAATGTCAGGAACATTAACAGATTCGTTAGGCATAAGATAACGAAAAGTACCAGGCTCAAAGGATTGTATGCGTTGATGGTTCTCGACCTCATCTCCTATAAGCTCCCCTTGATCGTTTTGAATAAAGCCCATGATTGAAGCACCGGCTCTTGCTCTAATAACAGCAGCTTCTTCATATCCTTGCAACTGATGCATATCAGCCATAACACTATGAAACCAAGGCACACCTCTATTCTGGCCAGGTCTTTCTGGAAGAAACAGATGAATGATATCTTCTGCTGGTACAAAAATATGTAGCTTTTTATTTGCAGAAAAATCTAAATAATATGCATCACCAGGGTGTTTCGTAAGAATGGCATATCTAATTGCTCTTCCCCATTCATCCACCTCAACACCATTACGCCACTCATTACCTTTATTTAAAGTCTTACCATCATATTCTTCGTCTAACAAATCACTCTCGATTATTTGCAAGGCAAGTGGTACTTCTGAATTACCAAATGGTTTTCTTACAATTCTAAAAATAGCTTCGCCTGATTCACATAATGCTCCAGCAGCAAGCCATTCAAATTGGTGAAAGCTATACTTGCCAGCACAATCACAACTATCTGCCTTGGTCCAATCAGCCCAACCTTCTTCAATAATATTATTTACCCTTTGATCTCTTTTTCCTCCTCTTTGTTGTACAACCAAAGATTGAAACTTCATTCCAGTTCCAACTATATTTATCTGTGTTGTTCTTTTTGCTTGTCTAGCATAAGGATTATTTCTTACTAATTCTCTTGATCTATCTCTTAGCTTACGCAAACTATTCCTTATTTCGGCATCGGCGCTTAACTGACTGCTCATCCAATCAGAAGTAAGTCTTGAAACTAATGCTCCTTGATATGCTCTTTTTATACTTCCAAGAGGATTAGCGTTTCTTCCAAAACCAAGTACTCTTTTAACTGTATTTGAAATGTTTGTTCTGATTCCCATTAGATTGCTCCGTTAAAACGTACAAATGTAGCTCTTGGATTTCCAAGACCATTAGCAATCATTTCTCCTTGTTTTTCTCTTACTAGCTCTGCTTTATACCTACTCTCTAATGCAAGCAATTCTGTTAACTCATATTTCTTAGCTGATCTTGTTCCAATTTTATACTCTTGTACTGCTCCACCGCTAATAATTGTTCTAATAGCAGTTTGTATAACTTCTAAGTCTTTTTCTACTTGACTGCGACCATCATAGTTTGAGGCTGTTCCAGAATATTCAAGTGATTCTAAAACTTCAAACTGTCCAGTATATATAGTCTGTTTTTCTGCACCCGACTTATTTGCAACCGCTTGATAAAACCAATCCCCTGCTGCAAATGCCTCAGTAACATTACTTGCAATCGTAAATTGAAAACCATCGTTATATGCACTACTAGTAATTGTTGCTCCTAATGGGCCTAAATTTGTACGCAAATAATAAATTACAGACCAATCTGGACTGCTAATACTATTACCAAATACATCCTGACTAGCTGGTATGCGCCATTGCACATAATCTCCGGCTCTTATAGTGGTTGGAAATGTCACGTTTTAGTTACCAATTAGAGATAAAATTCGACTTTTTAGCCGATTTAGTTTGATTTAATCTTACCTTAGCGTCCTTTATAGGCTTTTTATCGTCAAATCTCTTAGCAAATTGATCATATATCGTTTTTCGGTCATATTTTTGCAATAATCGTTGAAAACTAGCGTATGCATAGACCATTTCATCAAGTGCTTCATTAGCTTGGTTCTTTTTCTTTACCCAAACACGTTCTTGATACCCATTCTTGTGTTTTAAGATCTGTCGTTCTGCTGTTAGCTCTTCAAAATATGCTGACGTTGTTGTTGGGTAGAAATGAATATAACCATGACCTACCTCTGCATCTTTTAGCTTGTTATGCAGAGTAGTTTTAATCATATCTACACCTACTGGATATAAACTTAATCCTCTCTTTAAAATTTTACCTCTAAAATTAATATCTACCTTAGAAATTTTTCCCAAAGGTGGTTTTCCTTTTTGACCCATACCTTTTATTCCAATCAAACCTAATTGTTCTCTTTCCCTAACGTACTGATAAGTTTCCTGAGTGAAGTGACCACCAGTATCAATAGCTGCACTATCTATCTTTAATTCTTTTCCATCTTCATTTGTATATTTACCTTGCAAGACTTCATCTAACTGCGCCCATAGATCTGCTCTAGCTGGAGATCCATAAATTACTTTTCTATCAACCAAAAACATTTCTTCATTCCTACCAAAACCAATAACTGACATACTTAACCTGTCATCTTGTACGTCAATACCTAACGTCAAAATTAATACTTCTTTTGGGGGGATGCCTTCTTTATATTTTTCATCTGCCGCACGTTTTAATAATCCATCAGCACTTGCTTTTGTATGATATTCATCCTCATATACTTCCCCAAGGGTTACGTTGATAAAAGTTTTTAGTTGTTCTTGATCATTTTTACAAGCAAGATATTCTTCCATAAGATTTGACCAACTTGCATTTGGTGAATATGAATATGCAGCCCAAATATGAAATCCAACGTGCTTACCATTATATGGAGCAGTAGCTCGCCATTCTCCCCTTTCTACCATCCATCGTTTCTTTGTATGAGGAATATGATGATTACATTTCTCGCACTTATATATTGTTGAATTTGGATCATTTTCAAAACATTCAAAATTAGCCCATTTTAAATACTGCATATGATTGCATTTTGGGCATGGTACATAATATCTGCGCTGATCAGTCTGATTAAATAATTTTTCTATACGACTAAAATCTTTAACTGTAGGCGTAGACCCTGCCACAATTTTTCTATTAGCAAAAAATTCTGTACGTTTAATTCCAAGTTTTATTTGATCACCTTCAGTTCCGGCAGATGCTGGATATCCATCAGTCTCATCAAACAGGACTATACGTCTAGATACTCTTCTAAATCCTCTTGGTGAGTTAGCACCAACCAACGTAAGATTTCCGCCAGGAAATAATTTTTGTAATAACGTATTCTGTCCATCCTTTGCTTTTGCATCACTCACTAAACCTTCTAAGCATTTAGTGTCCCGAAGCATTGGCGCAATTTCTTCTTTTGAATAACCAGTAGCATCCTCAATTGTCGGTTGGACAATCATTATTGGACAAGGGTCGTTATGTATATGAAATGCAATTATGTGATTAAGAATTTTTGAATATCCAACCCTTGCTGATTTCATTACTGATATTTGTTCAATGTCAGGATCAGTAACTGCATCCATAATTCCTTTTTGATATGGCAATGTGCGCCACCTTCCACCTTCCGCAGAACTTTCTACAGATAAATATGCATACTCATTAGCCCATTGACTAAGGCTTAACTTTTTAGGTGGTAAGAATGCTGCGTATGCTTTTTTTTCTAAATCGAAAATACTGGTCATGCAACAGATAATTCCTCTAATGCTTCTCTAACAATGTCATCAATACAATCAACAGCGCTGTTATCTAAATCAGGTAATCGTTGTTGTGCTTTAGATGCAACACCAAGCATTTTATTTCTTGTGTTAGTAATTATTTTTTGCCATGCATTATTAACTTCATCTACAGCCACAAGACTTTTTTCCTTTTCTTTCCGTTCTAGCTCTAATAATTCTGCTTTTAGGTGTTCTGTTCTTGCTTTACTTTCTCCATATTCTGGATAATCAGTTTCAGACTGTGAAGTTTTATAAGTCTTATGTTCTATTTTTCTTGTTGGTTTAGGCTGTGATTTTCTAGACCACTCATCCAGCATAGTATCTGAATTTATTACCACCTTTCCTTGATTGTCTTTGATAGCAGTCAATCTG